CTGAAGATTTCCTGTTTCGACTCGGACCGTACCGGTGAGGACTTCATCGAGGACATGAAGGCCCGATATTCCGAGAATTCCAATCAGTTCCGGGTCAGGGTCCTCGGGGAGTGGCCTCTCGCAGACGAGGACGGCGTGATCCCCCTCGAACTGGTCGAGTCGGCCGTCACCAGGGACGTCGAGGGATGGGACTCCCCCATCGTGATCGGGGTCGATGTGGCGAGGTATGGAGGCGATTATTCAGCCATTGTCGCCCGGAAGGGGAATGTGGTCCTGGATGATATCAAGACCTTCCAAGGGCTCGACACCATGAGCCTAGTCGGACGGGTCCAGGAATACCTCCAGGAGTATAAGGATGAGGATATTGACGAGGTCCTGATCGATTCCATCGGGATCGGATCCGGGACGTTAGACCGCCTTTTAGAGTTGGACCTGGACGTGCCGATCCGGGGGATCAACGTGGGCGAGTCTCCGTCCATGGGGACGGATTTCATGAATCTAAGGGCGGAGTTGTGGTTCCGGTTACGGGACTGGCTCGGGGCCCGGGACGTGAGGATCCCGTCTGATGAGAGATTGGTCACCGAACTGACCAGTCCGAGATATGTCTATACTTCGTCGAATAAAAGGAAAATTGAATCAAAGGAAGAGATGAAAAGGAGAGGTATATCCTCGCCGGATATAGCCGACGCTTTGTGTCTGACTTTTGCGAGTGATGCCGTGATGGCAGGGGGACGGGGACGGGCCTACAGAAAAGGCCCGTTGGTTCGAGGATTAACAGGGGTTGTTGTGTGAGGGTTACCGTCCCAGCCTTTCCCGGCTGAAACGGACAAGAGGGGCAAACGGGTTAGGATCCCCATGGCCCTCAGACTTGAGGACCTGGTTGAACCCAACCCACTTCGCCATCCAGTACCCTGCCATGAGGAACTTGTACCTGGCTAACGAATCCCAGGCCTTCCTCTCGGCGTCGGCACGGTGGCCTTTTAGTGTTTCAAGCATGAACACTCCGATTGAGGTTGAGGGCCCGAAGGCCCGTTGATTAGTCCCGGATCGACGCCGGGGGGTTCACTCGAGGCATCCCGCCGACATACCCGACGGTCTTTTGACAGTGCAGACACTTCCCAGTTTTCTCGGCCGGGAAGTTATCGTACTGGATACACGGGGAGACGGTCGCTAAGTTTTGCTGGGCCTTCCGGACTTCAAGGTCAGCCTTTTCCAGGCGTTCAATATACCTTTCCTGTTCAGCCACTTTTGCCGATAACCGGTCCCTGTCAAAGCGGGCGTTATCGTAATCAACTTCAAGGGTAGGGTTCCCTTCATTCACAACTACGACGTTACGGTCGCCAATCCAGCCGACGGAATCGGCCAGGGCGTAAGCGTGGGTATTCAGGGCCCGGAGGATCCCATCCTTCGTCTGGTCCAGTTCCGACTTTTCCAGGGTCCAGCCTTCCTCGAACATCATCTCCGGAAACTCCTGACCGGCGATTTTCTTGGCGTTTGGGCTATGTTCCTTGATGACGGCACGGGCCTCTTCTATAGACTTGCAGAATTTATGGACCCGGAGGCCAGCGTTTTTTGCTTGATAAAAAATCATATTAGTTTTCCGATTGAAGTTGATCTGAGGTCCTGACTTCTCGACCCTCGAGCCAGCCAGTGTTTTTCTTAGCAAAATCCATTTCCAACTCGACACGTTCCCGGAGGGACGCCTGGACGTCGTCCATGGGGTTCCGGGCGTGGGCGATCAGGGCCTGGCCGATTAGACGGCCAGCCAGGTCGTACTCCTTGTCGATGAACTCTGCATGGGCCCGGACCAGGAGGTTGTGGGCCTCGGTCTGGAACCGGTGGATCGCATTGCGGAGGATGAAACGGTCCTCAAAGGCCATAGCCAAAAGGACCATCGGGGCGAACTTAGGGACCCTGGTCTTTGCTTTTTCCCAGTTGACGACCGTCTGGTAGGCGATCCCGAGTTTCTCTGCAAACCGTCTCTGAGAATAGCCCAGGGCCTTCCGGGTGAGTTTCAGTTCTTCCGGGGTCATACGGCCTCCTTCCTGTCATAAAAATTAGACAATGCCTTTGTCAGATTTGCTTTATCCGATACCGACAACGTCAGGACGAAGTCATCCTCGACAAATGACTTCATATCCTTGTCGTATAAGAGGCAATCATTGACCCTCTCCAGGATGTCCTGAAGAAGACGAAATTGCTTTTTTGTGATAGGGATATTCATACGGCCTCCGTCTGTACTTTAGGGTTTTCAAAATCCATCCCGGCCTCGGCCAACTGGTGTTTGTGAATGACGTCTTCACTCCGGAATACATAGGAATTCACACTGACTGAAATACCGACGACGACAATTTCGTCGTCTCCAGTTTGAGGGTTGATGCTGGTATATGTCTTTTTCCTGATATCAAAAAAGAAAGGGAAATCCAGCCGGGTGTGATTCGGCGGTCTTGAATCGTTGTAGTGGACCGTCACCGGCGAACCGGCCGGGACGACGTGGGTTCGAGGGTCCTTCATGCGACCTCCTTGAGGGCAAGGGGGGTGAATTCAAGGGCCTCCAGGACATGATGATACATATCACGGCCATTTCGGAGGTTGTTGATGCACTCGGTCAGGTGATACCTGGTGATGCCGTAACGGACACGGCCACGGCCGTTACCGGGGTGGTCTTCAAAAGTGCATTTGTAAAGCAATTCGATGGCGGGGCTATCCAGGTCATAGTCGAAATATGCTTTCCGGAGAACTGGACGAATTTGCCCCTCGGTCAACTCTGAAAGACGTGCCATATGCGGGACGTCCACGATACATACGTTATGGTTTAAATGGGCCTCAGTTTGGGCCACGATGATCTTGAGAACTTTTTCTCTGTCGTTCATATCAATTTCCGATTGAGGTTAAGGGGCCCGGAGGCCCCGTCTTAATTAAATTCTGTCCCAGTCTTTTTCTGAAATACCGATGACTGGTGTGTCGGTGTAGGCCTCTTCTCCTCTATCTTTGTGCATGATGTATTCATTGAAACACCTCTGCACGAAGGCAAGGTTTCTGATAGCCATGTGGACCTTATAAGTGTCCTCAATAGGTGGCATACAATGCTCACTATCAAAGTCCTTAATAAGGTTATTTAATTTGTTTTCAAGAGCCTTTTCTCTGAGCTTCACGAACTCAGCAAAGAACTCCATGTGTTCTAAATCCTTTTTATCGTAATTCATTTGAATTTTCCGATTGAGGTTCAATGGATCTGCCATCGTCAGGCCTGGGAGATCATCCCCAGAACGACACCCCCGGAAGGGTGTTTCGGCTTAGAAGATTAAGTCATCATTTCCATACCAAATCCGAATCTGGTCTGTCGCTTTATATTTGCTTTTCCAGGGGCCACTGAAGATGTGGAAACCATCAGACTTACCCTCTACAAAGGCATACCATTTCCCGTCCCGTGGGTCTTGGAACCTTGAAAACCTAGAACCTTCATTCTCAACAAATGACTCTTTTTGCTTTGGATGATTTTTATATTGAATTGTTTCCATAATTACCTTTCCGATTGGGGTTGTTTGTTTAAACACAATCTCGGTGAGTCTTGGAACCACACCGGTTGCACTCCATATGCTTGAAGACCGTGTCCTCGGGGTCTTCAAGATAAAACTCACGGACGTAGTTGTTTGAATAGGCCCACTCAGTATTAATCTCGTCGTCGATGACGTAGTTGACGGCCTGTTCATAGGACATATTGTCGAACTGCATTTTGTCCATGATCATTTCTGCGATTTCTTTGGTCGTTACTGCTTTCATACTTACCTTTCCGATTGGGGTTGAGGATCTGCCTCGTCAGCATCAGGAGATCATCCCTGATGGACCCTCCGAAGAGGGTTTCGGCTTACATTTTAAAATCGTCTAAGTGTGGGAGACGTACCCAGTGTTTTGGGTCGATCAAATTAGCACGGGATCCAACACCTTCTTCGATCTTGTAGGCCTGGTCCTTGTTAAGGAGGCCATTGTACTTATGACCGTAGGCTCGGCCTTCTTCCGTGATTGCAAACACTTCCCAAGTTGGAGAAGTGTGGACTTGGCAGGTCAACGAATTATCGTCCCTCCAAATTTCTTCAATAAGAATAAAACCTGCTTTCACCTGGTCCTCTACCCAGGCGTCCATTTTGGCGTCACGCATATACTCGTCTTCGTAGTCATCAAGACCCTCGTTAGCGTGAGAGTCGATGGTCTCGCCGAAGGCCTCACGGATATAATCCGCATTGGAGTTCATCTCATACTCACCTGAAAGATCCGCCAACTTTTCTAGTTTTGCTTCTTCAGCTTCTTCCCAACTACTTCTGTTTGTGTATCCCATAATTACCTTTCCGATTGAGGTTAAGTGATCCCAGTTCCGACCCCTCACTATGAAGAGCCAGAAACATGATCACCTAGTCGTTCGCAACCCCGGGGAATACTTCAAACTCCGTCGGCGGGGCTGGCTCAGTTTCATCAGTAAGGTAGACCCAAAGTCATCACTCTTACCGGCATCCTGAAAAATCCGTTCGGGTATCGGATCAACCCTGACCGTGTCCGGCTTCATTGCCTCTTGAGACCCGGTTTCCTGCTCGCTTGTTAATAAATTAGAACATTTGTTCAAAATTGTCAACACCAATCAAGAAAAAAAGTGCATTTTTTTGCTTTTTTTTGATTTTTTTTCGTTTTTTATCCGAATATCTATTCATGGACTATAAAAATCAGACCGATCTCGAGGAGGATCTCCCTTTTGAGGAGATGGACGACGTCACCTTCGAGGGGTACGTTGGATCACTCGTCACCGAGGCGGTCGATTATCAGGACAACGAATTATCGGCGGTTAGATCCGATCTTGCAGATCGCTATCATGGCCGGTTCTATGGGGATGAGGCCGACGGCCGTTCTCAGGTACGGGACCGAACCATTCAGACGGCGGTAGGCCAGGTTATGCCCGCCCTCATGCGGACTTTCCTTGGATCCGAAAGGTTACTGGAATTCCAGCCGACGGATCCCCAGGACATCGAACTCGCCGAACAGGCCACCGATATCGTCAACTATATCTTCAAGGAAGAATGTGATGGTTACCGGGTCCTGAGTGACGTATTTAAGGACGCCCTGGTCAAGAGGATGGGCGTCGTCAAATTCTACTGGGACGACACCCCAGACATCACGGTTGAAAACTTCACCGGGCTATCAGAGCAACAAGTACAAGTCCTCCTCGGAGAGGACGACGTCGAGGCGATTAACGTGCGGGCATACCCCGACCCCGACGCCCCCGAGGAGGGCCAGCCTCTCCCCGACGGGACTGTCCAGCCTCCACCGAACCTTCACGATGTCTCGATCCGCCGGGTCAACTCAAAGGCGACAATCAGAGTCGAGGCCGTGCCTCCAGAGGAGTTTTTATATTCCCGAGACGCTAAGGCCGTAGA